CCAAGAAACTCCGGTATAAGGTCCATAGATTCTTGAGCAATCTTAGCGATATTGTCAAGAAATCCTGGGATATCCAGTCCGAGTCTGTATTTATCCCTTTTCATACAAAATTGAACAAATTGTTCAAATAAGGGGTGGTACTTACAGTTTTCAATAATAGACAACTGTCGCAGGGCAACCATTTTGGGACCCCAAATTTCGGGGTCATAGTAGCGTTCTTGTTCACACAATCTACCTAAAGCCCGGTAGGTTGAGTAAACACCTACACATATCCCGTTCTCACGATAATCTTGGTGGTGCCACCTCCGCAAATATGTGCAGTCAAGTTTGCTCGCGTACTGTTTATCATGGTTCATCTCTTGACCATGTGCAGTATACGATCGCACTACATCTTCCACAGTTATGCCTGGATAACTGAGAATACCATCATCACCCAGACACTGTGAATTTGGATTGAGTTTTTGGCCCTGGCTTATGGCAGCTTCATATTGGAGGGCACGGTGTGTGAGAGTTTCATCGGCGTTTGTTCCTCCTGAACCAGAACCCATCCCGTGCGCACCATAGCGGACTTTATCCATGGCATATGCGAGAGGTATGTTATATTTCACGGGAAATACATTCTCTAACCAGTCACGGCTTTCTGCGGAATTATTGAGAATATGTGTCAGAATGGATTTGGCACAATTCTGCATGTCTTTGTTGAAGTGCTGGTCGAATTTTGAAAAGTCCGTGCAGATTATCAGGTCGTTCTTACCCTTCGTATCAAACAGCTTAGTGATGGTACGATCAACGGCTTCCAGTCCAATCCAAGCTGGAACCAATGAAGCTTTCTGAGCTACTTCAATCAATGGCTGATAAACCTGCAATTCACAGATGTTAACACCGAATGGAAACATCCAAACCACACGCTGCTTAACATCCTCGTCTGTGGGACCGCCTTCTTGGCCTCTCCATCCTAATACGGCAGCTGCAAACCAATCCTCCTTTGGGAGTACCTGCTTAGTATTGATTCCTAAGAATTCAAGTTTTACAGGCACTGTTTTGTCAACTACTGCCCTGCGTTTTGTAAAGTATGGAGATCCAGAATTCGTAGATAACTTCATTTTCTCTACGGTCGCTCTTTGGCCCCTAATTGATAGCCCGCGGTTACTACCCCACTCTTTCAGAACTGCCGCTACTGCAGAATCCGAAATAGCAGTTGACTCCAGGAGAATAGAGTCATAGTAAGAATCGATGTCATCCATGCGTTCGCTAAGTGGTTTCATGATTGACAACGGTCCGACCTTCTTCGCGAGGTCATTCTCAAAGTCCAACAACGTAGGCCATCGGTCACCAATTCTATCGACCGAGGGTTTCCAGTCTGCAAGGACTTTGGCTAGAGAACTACCTCTGGCAAAGGTAGTTCGGTATTCATCCGGCTGTCCTTTGGCAACTATGTCAAAGTAGGACTTTAAGCCCGGATTAGGTAAGTTAAAGTACTCACCAAACTTAACTTCGTTACTTTTAGGCATAACGATAAGCCTCCTTTCTGTGATATAAATCACAAATTTTG